CAGAATTGAACAGAGCAGTCTGGGGACCGCCAGAGATCCGAGTATTTCCCGTGGTATACGACTCACCATCAAGCTTTGCCTTCGCTTCATAGCAACGGCGGTATAACTCAAGAGCCATTTCGATAGTGTCGGGGTAGGCGTTAATGAGGATCAATTCCTCAATAATGCGCATGATCCTGCGCATCCGGCCGTCCCATCGGGCGAAGTCCGTGAGGACCAGCCATCCGGAGCGTCTGGCGAGTTCCACCATAGCTTCGGCAATGTCGATAGGGGTCTTGCCAAACGCATACCATTTCCAGTGGGTTGAGCGTCTAGAGATACCTTTGATGAGGCACCAAAGTGCCATCTTAGTGATGTCGGGCAGAGTTGAGATGATGCGTGGATCCGTCGCTTTCTGATAACTCTCTGCTTTCACGAAGGCCTTGATCATAAAATCGACCTCGTCTGCGGGCATGTGGGCAGCTCGTTCAGCGCCCATTCTTTGACTCGGGCGCCGCATCGCCTCAAAGTACTCATCGGCCGTGCCAATGACCGTCGAACCGTCACGCGGGACTAGTTCATTCACGAAATCCATCACCATAGACATCATCTCCGGTGGGAGTTCGGGCTCGGGCCCAGCTTGCAACTTGGTCACGCGGCCCTCAATGGCAGCGCGTGCGTTGTTCTTGCTATCTACAGGCGCCCACGCCTCATCAATGAACGGGAGCATGAACGGTGTAGTCTTAGTTGTCGCATCCTCCGTGGGGATCAGCGGGTGTTTGGCGGCTCCAAGAATTTCATAGGAGCGGACATTACCGCAAACGGGACGTAGGTCTTGCTGTCTGTTCAGGTTATGATAACCGACAAGCACGCCAAGCGCGTCATTATCGGACACATTTGCCTTAACAGCGTGAGCCCGGATCGTAGGGAGGGTGAGGCCGGTCTTCATACGGGCAGCGGCCTCAGAAAGTTGCGAATCTAGCGCGAGCGAAATCGTGGCACATGCGTGGCTGCCGGGTACACCGGTGCTCATCGTCGTGCCTTGCGTGGAGTGGCAGGAGATACGCACAAAATCTTCTGAACCACGTACGATGGGATCAAATCTGCAGAGTCTGGTACACTCAATGGTCAAGTGTGCCAGCACGCCAGCAAGGCCACTCCAACGGCGCTTGGGCATCAGGAAGACCACTTCATGGTAGTCGTCCAGTCGCATATGTTCCACATGGAAGATTGTGCATTTGCCCCCCATCCAGCTGAATGCCTTCAGGTGGGGAGCGGAATAGTCCCACAGTCTGTGTCGGAACACCTCGGTTCCGGAGACGTGCATCACCAAGTTGCTTCCCTTGTCAAAGTGGTGGATCGTGTCACCCATGGTGCTGGCAGCGCACACAGGCATAATCGTATAGAGCAAAACAGGATTGCCCTCTGCAAGGATCATTTCAAGATGATCGATGTGGAAATCGGTGTCACTCATGTGCAGAGTGAAGTCACGTGGCACGATAAGAGGCTCAGGGAGAGCGTGAACATCCGCCGCCCAGCGCCACTCAAGGGTACCGCCCATTCCGTGATCTACAGCCGCGTGCGACGGCTGGATCTCGCGTTGGGGCAGCCCTAGGGACTGAGCAAAGCTAAT